AAGCCGCTGCTGCCATGGCAGCGATACGTGGCCGACGTCGCCGGGGAAATCGACCCTGCCACCGGAACGTACTATTACGACCGTGTGGTGCTTTCCACTCCGCGCCAGTGCGGCAAGAGCACGCTGATCGATACCGAGGACACACGCAACGCTCTGCTCGGCCCAGACCGGAAGATCTATTACCTCGCGCAGACCGGCAAGGACGCCGAGAAGCATTTCAAGGACTTCGTGCAGCAGCTCTCAAAATCGAAGCTCGCGCCGTTCGCCCTCAAGCCGAGGCTTTCCAACGGCGGGATGGAGCAGCGTTTCCGCAACGGCAGCTTCATCTGCCCATTGGCCGTGACCAAAGTGGCCGGCCATGGCACGCAGATGGACAAATTCACCATCGACGAGGCATTCAGCTTGGACGACGAGACCGGCAAACTGATCCTCGACGGCATGGCACCGACCATGAACACGAGACTGCACTTCACCGGCGTCCAGCCCCAGATCTGGATAACCTCGACCGAAGGCACGGCAGATTCCACGTTCCTCAACGGCCTGCTCGACTCCTTCCGCGCCGGTAACGTGCCGAAACGCACCTGCTGGTTCGATTTCGGCATCCCCGACGACGCCGACCCCGAGGACTTCCAGACGATCCTGAAATGGCATCCCGCCGCCGGCCTGCTCTGGGACATCCGCCAATTGCGCGACTTCCGCGAGCAGTTCGCCGGCAACGAGGCCGGTTGGGCGCGCGCCTTCGGCAACCGGCGAGACAACGGAGTGGCCGAGCGCGTCATCCCCGACCAGCTATGGCAATCCACGTTGGCCACGCCGATCACGCCGGACCGGATCGACGGCCGACCCGTGGTGATCGCCGCCGCCGTGGACGTGGACGCCACGAACACGTCAGTCTCCGCCGCGATCGTCAACACGGACGGCACCGTGACCGTGCAACTGCTCGAAGTCCTGGACGGCACCGGCATGGCACCCGCCGAGATCACGAGAATCTGCGACACCTACCACGCTCCCCTGGTCATGGACTGCAAGGGACCAAACGCCGACCTGCACGACCGGCTCGCATCCATGACCGACGAAGCCGGTGATCCGCTTATCGACTTCATCGCCATGCAATCATCAGACTACCTCGCGGTCGGCCAGGCATTCGTCAGCGGCCTGCGGAACAAGCTGATCCGCCACGCCGCCGATACCGAGCTCGACGCAAGCGCGGCCAACTGCGCGAGGACGTGGAGCGGCGACGCATGGCGCGTCACACGGCGCGGCAGCACCGGGCTGACCTCACCGATCGAATCATGCATGCTGGCCGCGTGGGGCGCGCATCACCTGCCATCTGACGGCACGTTGCAAATCTTCTGACGTGTCACCGTTTGTCACCGTTTGTCACCGTTTGTCACCGTTTGTCACCGTTTGTCACCGTTTTTTTGGCAGTGACGGAACCACGGCCATATCCTCGGCGTCATGAATCTTTGGGAACGAATGAAGCTCGCAGGACGCGTGCTCACGCGCGGCGCGGACGGCACGGACATGCCGGACGGCATCAAGCCGCCGAAACGGGGGCCGGCCACCGAACCGTTGCAACTCTCAACCGTGTTCCGTGGCGTGCAGGTGCTTCAGACCGCCATCACCGGCCTGCCGATCGTGGAACAGCGCGGCGGCCGTGACCTGCCGGACGTGAGCCCCATGGTGTTGCAGCCGGACGTCTCCCGTTCCCGCCGTGATTTCATCGCCGACATCGTGGCATCGCTCGTGCTCGACGGCAACGCCTTCACGCGCATCGTGCGCGATTGGAAAGGCGAGATCGTCACCTGCGAGATGCTGCCGCCGCAATACGTGACCGTCACCGACGAAAGCGACGACCCGGCACGCCCCGACTTGCGGTTCTCCTATCTCGGCCATGCCTACACCGCCGATGACGTCGTGCACAGCAAATTCCTCAACGTGCCCGGCCGACTGCGCGGGCTCGGCCCCATCTCGGCGGCACGCGAGGAGATCGATGCCGCGCAGCTCGCCCGCGACTACAAGGCGAGGTTCTTCACGGACGGCTCGAACCTCAAGGGCTATCTGCGCACATCAGAGAACATCACACAGGAAGCCGCGCAGCAGGCCAAGGCATCATGGAAGGCGTCGGGCGAGGCCGGCGACATCAAGGTAGTCGGCAAGAACCTGGAATACGTGCCGCTCTCACTTAAGCCAGCAGACTTGCAGTTTCTTGAGACCCAGAAGTTCGACACCACGCAGATCGCCCGTCTGCTCGGCATCCCGGCAAGCATCATGCTCGCCGCCGTCGATGGCTCGAACCTCACCTACAGCAACATCGAACAGTCGTGGATAGAGTTCGCCGACTACACGCTGGCGGCCTACACCGGCGAGATCGAGGAGATCTTCAACCGGCTCCTGCCGCGCGGCCGGACCGCGAAGTTCGACTGGGACAGCTCGCAGCGCGCGAACATGAGCGACCGCTACACGGCCTACAAGACCGCCATCGAGGCCGGTTTCCTCACCGTCGATGACGTGAGGCGCAAGGAAGGGCTGCCGGCACTCGGAAAGGAAGAAGACCAATGAACATCGAGAAACGCACAATCGCCTGGAAGGGCCTGACACTCCGCTCCGCCGACGACTCCGGCACCTCGACCGTGGAAGGCGTCGCCGTGCCGTTCGGCGACATCATCGACACATGGGACGGTGCGGAGACCTTCGACCGTGATTGCTCTTTCGAGGGACTTGACGAGGCGAAACTGTGCTTCGAGCACGGCGAGACCATCGGCCGCATCACCAAAGCGGAAAGCACGGACGACGGACTGCACATCACCGCGCGGATCAGCGACACGGCACGCGGCCGCGACGCCATGACCCTGATACGTGACGGCGTGCTCGACAGCTTCTCGGTCGGATTCATCCCGCTCGAATCGCAGAAGGACCGCGACGGCATCACCCACCGCCGCAAGGTCCGTCTGCTTGAGACCAGCATCGTGAGCTGGCCAGCCTACCAGAACGCGAAAATGACCAAATCAGCGGCACCAGCCGTGGAACAAAGGAAGGAAACCATGGAGAACAACAACGAACTGATGGACCTGATCCAGTCCATGCAGGAGGAACAGCGCGGCATCAAGGCCGAGATCAGCAAGATGGGCGCGAAACCGGCACCGGCTGCCATCGGCGCGGCGTACCGGAGCCACGGCGAATACATGCAGGCCCTCGCGCGAGGCGACGAACAGGCCATGACCGTGATGAAGGAATGCCGCGACCTGATTTCCACCAAGGACACCGGCAACACCGCCACCTGGATCGCCGACGACCTCAAACTGATCGAGGACCGCCGCAAGGTCTCACAGCTCCTGACCCATGACACGCTCCCGGCGACCGGCATGAGCATGGAATACCATGTCGTGACCTCCGACACCACAGCCGTCGGCAAACAGGAGACGGAAGGCTCAGAGCTTTCCTTCGGAAAAGTCGCCTTCGGCACCAAGACCGCCGACATCAACACCTACGGCGGCTACACTTCTTTGAGCCGCCAGACCATCGAACGCAGCACCACGCCGATGCTCAACACCGCGATCACCGCATTGCAGAACGCCTACGCGAAGGCCACCGAGAAGGCAGTGCGCGACCACCTGTACGCGGAGATCAAGGCGCAGCGCGACGCATCCTCTAACGCCAACAAGATCGACGCGCCACAGTTGGCCAACATGACCATCGACGATTGGGTGTCGCTCATCATCGACGCGTCCGAACTGGCCGACGACCGCAACGTGTCGCTGACGCGCCTCGCGGTCTCCAAGGACGTGCTCAAGGCACTGGTGAAACTCAAGGATACCGGTGACCGGTTCTTCAACCTCAGCGGCGACGGGTCGGACACCATCGGAAGTTTCGACCTGACCGGCGTGGCCGGCACGTTCATGCGCGTCCCTGTCGTGCTGCTGCCGAACGCCGATGCCGGATTGGCCAGTTTCATCGATCCCGCCGCCGTGACCGTCTGGGAGTCCGGCGGCCCGGCGCAGTTGACCGACGGGAACGTGACCGGCCTGACCAACAGCTACAGCGTCTACGGGTATATGGCGGTGGCCACGACCCATGCGGACGGCCTGATTCCGGTGAAGTTCGCCGCGGCATGATGATCGATGACAACATCCTGCTGCAACGGCTCCGCGACGAGGTTGGAGTGCCGGCCGGAGAGGACGAACGGCTCACGGTCAAACTCGCGGCGGCGAAGCGATACGTCGCGCACGCGGTCGGCACCGCCACCGTCGATGACGATCTGCTGGCCGATTGCATCGTCTCCTGCGCGGCGGACCTGTTCAACATGCGTGACGCGCGCCTGGGCGTGATGGACGTGGGCGATTCGACTGTGGAACCGTTCAGGATCTCCACCGACCCGCTCCGCTCGGTCTGGCCGAAACTCCGCGCCGCCGGCGTGCTCACCGGGGGCATGGTGATTGCATGAACATCCAGGAACAACGAGCCGCGCTGATGAACACGCTCACCGACATGCTCGATGGACTGGTCAGCAGCGTCAGCATCGACGCCCAACTGATCCGCCCGGCGGCCGGCAAAGTCGCGGTGTTCATCGAACCGCCAACCGTGGAATGGCCATCATGGGGCCCGCCGGAACCGGTCTGGACGTTGGACGTCATCGCCGGCACGCCGGCCACGCAGCCATCCGCAGTCGATGACATCCTCACAGCGCTCGACCGGCTCGCCGAACGTGGCCTGAACATCCAGAAGGCCACGCCCGCGACTTGGAACCTCGCAGGAGCCGGCACGCTGGCGGCCTACCAGGTCGTGCTGAACGCTCTGGAAACCGAATAAGACAAGGAAAGGAAAAAATCATGGCTGGAAAGATCCGCACGCTCGGACCAGGCATCTTCAAAATCACCGACACCGAAAACGGCAGGGACTTCAGCGCCGACCTGACCAAGGCGCAGCTAAACCCGTCGAACAGCAGCGACGACCCGACCACCTACCTCGACGGATCAGAGGAGACGAACACCACGACAACATGGACGTTCGAGGGCACCGTGGGCGACGACTTCAGCGAGGACGGTCTGGCCGTCTGGCTCTTCGACCACAAGGGCGAGACGCTGCCGGCCCAGTTCGTCCCGAACAATACCGGCAAGATCCAGTGGACCTTCAACGTCACCATCGCGCCAATCGCCATCGGCGGCGACGTCAAATCGAAGAACACGAACGATCTGAGCTTCGCCGTCACGAACGTCGCCCACGCACCGTACACGGGCAAGTGATGAGTGATGGCTGACAAGGCATTGATGGTCGTCGGCCAGAAACGCTTCGTTCAGACGATGCGCAAGGCCGGCGCGGACATGGACGACCTGAAGGAAGTGAACCGCGCGGCAGCGCAGATCGCACTGCCCGCCGTCCGCAACCTCGCCCCACGAGGCAAAACCGGCCGGCTGGCCGGCAGCCTGCGTGTCGGAGCGACGAAACGCGCCGGCGTCATCCGCGCCGGCCGCAAGGCCGTGCCCTACGCAGGACCAGTCAACTACGGGTGGCCCGCCCGCCACATCAAGCCACGTCTCTTCGTCAACAACGGCGTCGCCTCCACCGAGAGCCAATGGCAAAAGGTCTACAAGGACTTCATCGACAAGACACTGAAGCAAGTGAAAGGAAAATAATGGCAACCACGAGAATCACCTACACGGACGGTACCAGCGAGACCGTGCCGATCACGATGCGCGCGACATGCAAGGCCGAGGCGCACGCCATCGACGTGGGCTGGGGGCCAATCACCCAGTCACCCGTCCGTTCCGGCGCATACGCGGCCTACGCGGCCCTGCGCATGGCCGGCCGCAATCTGCCAGACTTCGAGCATTGGCTGGACACCGTGGCCTCATTCGACCTCGCTGCCGCGAAGGAGGAACCGGAAGAGGGAAACCCTACGGACTAGCCGCGTGGCCACAAGACTCGCTCGGCCGTCTCTCGTTCCTCCTGGCCAACCGTTTCGGCGGCACGCCATGGCAGTGGAGGAACGAGGCCGACGAATTGGATTGGGGCACCGGACTGGCCGAACTGCTCAAGGAAGCCGAATCACGGAAGGAGTGAAACGTGGCGCACAGCGCGATCATGAGCGTGCGCATCACCGGCAACGCCGATGATGCCGTCAAGGCGTTCGAGAAGACCACTACGAAGGCGGCCGCTTTCGGCAGCGCCATCGGCGGATTGGCCGTCAAGGGCGTGACCGCGCTGTGGGACACGGTAAAGGGCTTCGCCGGCGATGTGGTGAACATGTCGGACAGCACCGACAAGTTCATGAACACCATGAGCTTCGCCGGCATCGACACCAAAGCCGTGCAGGCAGCCGCGAAGGAAACCCGCAAATACGCCGACGACACCGTGTACGGGCTCGATGACATCCAGAACACCACCGCGCAGCTCGCGGCAAACGGCATCGGCAACTACATGGAACTGACCGAGGCGGCCGGCAACCTCAACGCGGTGGCCGGAGGCAACGCCGACAGTTTCAAGAGCGTCGCGATGATGCTCACCCAGACGGCCGGCGCGGGAAAATTGACCACGGAGAACTGGAACCAGCTTGCCGACGCCATTCCGGGCGCGTCCGGCAAACTCCAGGAGGCGCTGCTGAAGAACGGCGCGTATACGGGCAACTTCCGCGACGCCATGTCCAAGGGCGAGATCACCGCAGACGAGTTCAACAAGGCGCTCATGGACCTCGGCATGACCGACGTGGCGAAACAGGCCGCGACATCGACCAGCACCATCGAGGGAGCCATGGGAAACCTCGAAGCCGCAGTCACCGGCGGCCTGACCGACGCGTTCAACCTGTTCAAACCGGCCGTGACGGGCGGCATCAACGCCGCATCGGCCGCCGTGACCAGCCTCGCTACCACCGGTGTCCAGGGATTGCAGACGTTCTTCGGCCAGGTCAAGGACACCGGAGCGTTCACCTCGCTGCAGTCGGCCGCGCAGTCGGTCGGCGGTGGACTCCAATCACTGTGGACCGGCATCATGGCCGTCGTGAACGCGATGACCGGAGGACAGCCCGCCGGAACCGCGTTCGGCAACGCACTCAACACCGTCGCAACCGCCGCGCAGACGGTCGGCGGCTGGCTGAAGACCGCAGGCAACTGGATCAGCCAGAATCTGGATCTTGTGACCCCGCTCGTCGCCGCGATCGGCGGCGCAGTGGCAGCCGTCACCGCCGTGACCACCGCAATGCAGGTCGCCGCCGTCGCTCAGGCGGTGCTCAACGCGGTCATGGCCGCGAACCCGATCATGCTGGTCATCACGCTCATCGCCGCGCTCACGGCCGTACTCACCTACTTCTTTACCTGCACCAACACCGGCCGGGCCGTGTGGTCGAGCTTCACGAGTTTCCTGGGCTCCTGCGTGCAGGGCATCACCGGTTTCTTCTCCGGCCTCGGCTCCACCATCGTCGGCATCTTCAGCTCGGCGGCGAACGGTGCTAGGAACGCGTGGAACGGCGTGGTCGGCTGGTTCCGAGGCCTGCCGGGCACCATTGGCGGTTTCTTCTCCAACGCCGGCAGCATCCTCGTCAACGCAGGCGCAAGCATCATCAACGGCTTCTGGGACGGCCTCAAAGGCGCCTGGAACAACGTGACCGGCTGGATCAGCGGCATCGGCGACTGGATCAAGGCCCACAAAGGCCCGATCAGCTACGACCGTCGCCTGCTCATCCCCGCCGGCCAGGCCATCATGACCGGCTTCGCCCAGGGCCTCAACACCGGGTTCGACAGCAACGTCGAAACCGCCATCGGCCGCGCCAACCGCAG